TATTTTGGTTTTGTATACTGCATCACCAACACAAAAACTAAGAAGGCTTACATAGGGTGCAAGCAGTACTGGACTTATCGTAAAGGTAAAAAGAAAAAAGAATCTAACTGGAAAGTCTATGTTGGTTCTAGCAAACATCTTAAAGAAGACATAGATAAATTTGGTAAGGATACTTTTAAATTTAAAATCTTAGGACAGTTTAAAAACAAACGAAGCTTAAAGTATTATGAGTGTTACCACCAAGTTATACGACATGTCCTTACTGCAAAACTAGAAGGAACGGACGAGCCAGCCTATTATAACAACTGGATAGGCGGTAAGTTCTACAGACCAGTACAGGACTTTAATGAAGATGAATGAAGAGCTTATTGAATCTTTATACGATCAAGTAAATAAGAACCCACATAAAGTTTTATATATATCTGTTATCTTACAGGCGTTGCTAGACTTGCTCAAGGTTGAACGAGAAGAAGAGGCAAGCAGTATCACTTTGGAAAGAGATCAAGCACGGGCTTGGTTCTTTGCTTCTATAGGTGTTACAGCCGATGACTTTGATGCTGTCTGTACCTATGCAGGACTTGAGCCAAGCAAGGTACGAAGCTTTGCTTTAAAAGTTATGGACACAGGAGATCAAGAAAATGTCAGAAGAAGAATCAGCTTACTCCTCTAACGAAGGACCAGACGATTACTATCTAAGACAGTTTAAAAAAGAAAGAAAAAGCAAAGAAGAAACCAACATCCTAGCCAAGCAGGTTGGGGGAAATCATTACAAAGATTGTGGCATACAGCCAGTAGAATATATCCATGCCAATAGCCTTGACTACTTTGAGGGTAACGTGGTAAAGTATATCACTCGCCATCGTGCTAAAGGAGAGGGAGAAAAAGACATCAGAAAAGCTATACACTATGCGGAGTTAATCTTAGAATTATATTATAACAAGTAGAAGTAAAAGGGGAAGTGTATGTCTATGTTTAAATCAAATCGAAACCCACAGTTCAGGTCTAAGTTCAGCGAGGACATTTTTAATACTAAGTACTCACACACAGGAGCGGAGACTATGCACGAACTGGCATGTACTCTGGTTGAGGATGTGTGTCAGAGCTATCTTACTCGTGATGAGAAGGACGAACTGATAGACCATATGTCTAATCTTCGCTTTCTTCCAGGTGGTAGATATCTATATTATGCTGGTAGAGAGAAAAAGTTTTTTAATAACTGCTATCTGCTACGCGCTGAAGAGGATACCAGAGAAGATTGGGCTGACTTGTCATGGAAGTCTGAGTCCTGCTTGATGACAGGTGGCGGCATTGGCATTGATTATTCTGTGTATCGTGGTGAGGGTGCGTCACTAAAAGGTACAGGCGGCACAGCCAGTGGACCTATACCCAAGATGCAAATGATTAACGAGATCGGTCGCAGGGTTATGCAGGGTGGTAGCAGACGTAGTGCTATCTACGCATCTCTTAATCATCAGCACTCTGATATTGTGCCTTTTCTTAATGCAAAGAACTGGGCAGACATGCCTGTTGGTAAGACAGGTCAAACTTACTTTGATGTTAAGCAAGACGACTTTGACTTTCCCTGTCCTCTTGATATGACAAACATCAGTGTTAACTATGATACTGATTGGTTACTTAACTATTGGGAGACAGGAGATATAGGAGATGTCTTTAGGTATAATGTACGTCAGGCTCTTAGAACTGCGGAACCAGGGTTTAGCTTCAACTTCTTCGAGAAAGAAAATGAGACGTTGCGTAATGCCTGTACGGAAGTTACGTCTGAAGATGATAGTGATGTTTGTAATCTTGGCAGTCTTAACTTTGCTAGGATTGATGACCTCGGCCAACTCAAAGATGTTGTCCAACTCGCAACCAAGTTTCTCTTGTGCGGAACCTTACGCGCACAACTACCTTATGATAAGATTAATCTTGTTAGAGAAAAGAACAGGCGGCTGGGGCTTGGACTCATGGGGCTTCACGAATGGCTTATACAAAGAGGACACCGATATGAAACTACTCCAGAAATGCACCGCTGGCTTAAAGTTTATGAGGCAGAATCCGACAAGGTTGCAAGAGACTTTTCAAAGGTACTATCAGTTTCACGACCAGCAGCAGTTAGAGCTATCGCGCCTACTGGAACAATCGGTATTCTGGCTGGAACTTCCACAGGTGTTGAGCCTATATTTGCAGTCGCATACAAACGCCGCTACCTCAAATCTAAAAAGTGGCACTATCAATACGTGGTAGATAGCGCAGCACAAGAGATGATTGATCTGTATGGTGCCAAGCCAGACAAGATTGAGTCTGCTATTGATCTTGCTACTGACTATGAACGGCGTCTAAGCTTTCAGGCTAACGTGCAGGAGTATGTAGATATGTCTATCTCTAGTACTATTAACCTTCCTGCATGGGGTACAGAGGACAACAACGAAGACGGTGTAGAGGATTTTGCACAGACGTTGGCTAAGTATGCTCACAGACTACGTGGTTTCACTTGCTTCCCCGATGGATGCCGTGGTGGTCAGCCTCTTACTGTTGTCCCCTATGCTGAAGCTGTAGAAAAACTAGGCGAAGAGTTTGAGGACAACGTACAGACACATGACATCTGCGACATTAGTGGTAGTGGTGGAGTGTGCGGAGTATAAAAAAAGACTTGCATATTGTAAAAAAATAATATATAATATATAAGAAGCTGCCATTGTGGGGCTTCACTAACTCGCCAAAGGAGAAAAATATTATGCCAAATATTACAAGAACAGTATTAAGTAACTATGCAATTGGGTTTGATTCTTTATTTCAGGAACTGGAAAATATCAAAGATCAGTTTAGTAGTAACTATCCACCACATAACATTACCAAGATTGACGACAATAATTTTAAATTAAGTCTTGCTGTAGCAGGATTTACTAAAGAAGAATTATCAATTACCTTTGAAGATGGTTTAGTTTCTATCAAAGGTAGCAGAGATACAAAAAATAAAACTGAAAACTTATACAACGGTATTGCAGAAAGAGATTTCTATAAAAGGTTTAAGATGAGTGAGCATATGGAAGTTGTTGATTCTAAACTTATGAATGGTATTTTAACTTTGTCTCTTCAAAGAGAAGTGCCAAAAGAAAAGCAACCCAAGACTATTAAAATTAACTAAGGAAAGGATGTAGAGAGGGGGTTGTAGCTTCCTCTCTACAACTATTTATATGGCTAAAAAATTACCATTTACTGTATACATAGGATACGATCCACGCGAACAGACAGCTTATGATGTATGTAAGTTTTCTATAGAGCGAACAGCATCAGAGCCTATCAGAATCTTACCTATCAAGAGGCCTACAATGGAACGCATGGGTCTATACTATAGGCAGTTTGATATTGTAGACGATCAGTTTATTGACAGCAAGGATGGGCGACCATTCTCTACAGACTTTAGCTTCACTCGGTTCTTGGTTCCAGCACTTAACATGTATGAAGGATGGGCTTTGTATATGGACAGTGATATGTATATGAGAACAGATATTATCGAACTGTTTGAGGACTATACAACACAAGATTATTCAGACTTCTATCCTTTGTTCTGTGTGCAGCATGACTACGCGCCTAAAGATACACATAAGATGGATGGTAAGCTACAAGAAAATTACTTTAGAAAAAACTGGTCGAGCTTTGTGTTATGGAACTGTGGACATCCTGCACATCAGAAGCTAACAGTAAACGAAATTAATTCTAACTCAGGCTCATGGCTACATAAGTTTGGCTGGTTATCAGACAAGGCTTCAGATATTGGTAAGATTACTGAGGATTGGAATTGGCTAGACAACCACTCTCCTGAAGACCTTGAGGCACGTAACGTACACTTTACTACTGGTGGTCCTTGGTTTAAAAATTGGCAATGCCGTCGATCCATAGATGGTCAGTACGCTGCCGAGTGGAATATGGATTACTCTTACTTACTCTTACATGGACTTACTGATGAAATATAAAATTGTAACTTGTTTTAATGAAGACATTTTAAATCAAACAGCCAATACAGTATTAAATCAATTCAAAGAAATTTGGGAACCAAGCTTTGAATTTCATTGCTATTATTATCAGATAGATATTAGTAAGTACTCCCTGCCACAAGCACCAAACATTTTCTATCATAACCTAGAAACTCTAGAAGATTATTCAAAATTCTTAGAAGAGTATAAGGAACATGATGGCACTGAAGGTGGACAAATTCCTTATCAGGATATCCTAAACCCACATAAGTTCTTGCCTCGCGTTCTTGCGCTAACTGAGTGTGCGTTTAATAATGCGGACGCATGGATGGTTTGGATTGATCCTGATGTTATAGCTAAGAAGAAAATTACTGCCAAGGAACTAGACAAGCTGTTCCCAGACGAAAAAAATAAGGTTGATATGCTTTGTCTCGAAGATACAGAATATCTAATGGCCTTTAATTTATCTAGGCAGACATCAGTAGACTTGTTAGGAGATTTTAGAGGCGCGTTTATCTCAGGTGAGTTTCTAAACTACAGAGAGTGGCACGATACATTTATTCTTAATAGACTGCGTACTATTTATGTTGCACATGGTATGCGATACGAAGAACTTTCTAATGAAAAGTCTTACATCAATGCTTTGTTTGCTTGTCTTAGAGATAAAAAAAGTGCTGCTCTTAGAGACAAGGATGGTAACAGAATACTTCAGCTATCTGATACCGAGACATCTCCAGATATTCTTCCCAACAGGTATCGACAACTTGCAGACTTAATTAGATTTTATAAGCCTTCTACTATTCTTGAAACAGGAACTTGGAACGCTGGCCGTGCTATTGAAATGGCTCTTGCAGCGTTTGACAATACAGATACTGTGCATTATGTTGGCTTTGATTTGTTTGAAGATGCTACGTCTGAGACAGATGAGGTAGAGTTCAATGCCAAGCCACATAATAAAATGTTGGCAGTTGAGAATAGGCTCAATGAGTTTAGAGAGCATATGCAAAAGAACGAGGGCAAAGACTTTTCGTTTGATTTAGTTAAAGGTAATGTACGAGATACCCTACCTATGTACTTTAAAACTACATCAACTAATAAAGAAAAAATTAACTTTGCTTTGATTGGTAGCGGCAATAGCAAAGAAACAGTAGAGATTGAGTATCAGCATTTAAAAGATGTTCCAGTAGTTGTTATGGATCATTACTTTACAAAGGACGACGATGACAAAATACCAGATGAAAAAGCGCAGGGCATTAAGAAGATTTTTGATGGCGTGGCTACTAAGAAGATGGAGAAAACTCCTGAGATTGAAGGCGGTTGGACCACATTCGATGATCGGAGTATAGTCAGAAAGTATGTGCTTCCCTCTGGTGACAGAGTAGCTGACGGTGGGCATACGCATCTAGCAGTTATTCTTAATAACGAAAACCTAGAAGATGTGCCAGATACTCTCAAGCGTGTTCCTATTATTGTAAACCCGCGTGACTCTGTGCCGCGAGAGTATATTAATAACAACATTCAAACTAACATGAAGCTTATTGGCGACAACCAATGGGTTACAAAGCACCCTGCCCACAAAGAAACAGGAGTTGTTGTTTCAGCAGGGCCATACCTAGACTATCAAGCACTTAAAAGATTTTTACACGAGCATCCTGATGCTAAAGTACTAACAGTTAAACATGCCTATCCTCACCTACTTGCCAATGGTATTAAGCCGTGGGGCTGTGTAGTACTGGACCCTAGACCTATTACAGGTAAAAGTACACACAACATTATTCGACAGACCTTGTTTGAAAATCTTGATACTAGCACAAAGTTTTTTGTAGCTTCTATGACTGATCCATCTGTAACTAAGTTTCTTTTAGAAAAGAAAGCTTCTATATATGGATGGCACGCTTATACTGACTCACTTAGGCAGGAGCATGAGCAAGGCAAAGAGATTGTCAATCAGCAAGTTAAGGTAGAAGATAGTCTTGGTATTCCGCAAGGAGCTACGCTTATTACTGGCGGTACTTGTGCAGCAATGCGGTCTATTGGAGTGTTTCATACGATGGGCTTTAGAAATATACATCTGTGGGGCTTTGACTGTTGCAGAGAAGAGCCATCAGATGAAGAAAAAACAGAAACAACAGGTGATGTAGAGGGTGGCGAAGTACCAAAGCCTAAGTACATTGAAGTTAATGTTGAAGAAAAAACATATTGGACTACAGGTGAACTGCTGGCTATGGCTCAAGACTGTGAAAAAGTTTTTGCAGATCAGGGCATGGATGGTGTGCTAGATTTTCATGGAGAAAACACAATGGTAGCTGATCTCTGGAAAATAAATCAGAAGCGGGATGACCGCCCTAAATTTAAGGATTACTATAATGGCTGATGATAATTGGGTAGATACAAAAATTTCTCAGTGGGGCCATGTTCCCGACCGAGAGATAGAGTATACTACTGAGTATAATAGACATAACGCATCAGAAAAATATCAAGAACTTTTGTCTGAGTATAAAGTTATGCACGAGTCTGCTGAAGGAATGTTTAATGGCAAAAGCCTTCTCAAATATGTAGATATTATTGGAAGTTACCTAGAAAAAAATGACTGCATTAATTTGCTAGACTATGGTGCAGGAAAGGGTATACTATACACAGACAAATACACAAAGCTAACAAATGAAATTGACAAGCCTCTCGGAGAGCTTTGGAATCTCGACTCTTTTCACCTTTACGATCCAGGTTACAAGCCTTATTCGGTTCTTCCTGACGAGTGGCAGAAGGGAACCTTTGATGCTGTAATATGTACTGATGTTATGGAGCATGTACCAGAAACCGACTTGTTCTGGGTGTTAGAAGAGATTCTTTCTTATGCTGGTAAGATGGTGTTCTTTAACATTGCCTGTATACCCGCACTAAAGAAGTTTGCAGATGGCACAAATGTTCACATCTCTGTCTTTAAACCAAGGGCATGGCTAAACTTTTTTGCTGATATGTCACGTAAGTATCCTGATATAAAAATATATCTTTTCTTTGACACACCCGATGAAGAAGATAATCTTACTACTGAAGGATACAGAATTGAAATGTACCCTCAAGTAACAAGTCTTAAAAAGAAGGATGGAACAATAGCATGATTGGAATTGTAGATTCAGTTGTCGGAGTAGCTGGCAAGGTTCTTGATAAGTTTGTTGAAGACAAAGACCTACGTGTTAAGCTAGAGTCTGAACTTAAAAGTCAGATTATTGCGTTAGATATGGCGCAAGCACAAGCTAACATTGAACAGGCCAAGCACCCCTCTGTGTTTGTAAGCGGAGCTAGACCAGCTATCATGTGGGTATGTTGCTTTGCACTGGCATGGCAGTTTATCTTTGCACCCATTGCAAGTTGGGGATTGGCTATCTGGTATCCAGTAGTTACTCTTCCTACTCTAGACACACAAGCTTTGATGACGCTCCTGCTCTCGCTGCTTGGCCTTGGCGGTATGCGTACAGCAGAAAAGTGGAAGGGCGTTGCTCGTAACAACATGAAGAAATAACAATGCCACTAAATGAAAAACAGGAAAAGTTTGCACAGGCATATGTGCTGCACCGCAATGCTACTGAAGCTGCAAAGGCAGCAGGGTACTCAGATAAGTCAGCATATAACCAAGGCTATAGATTACTACAGATAGACGAAGTAGTAGAACGAGTTCACACGTTAGAGAACGAACTAGAAACTAATGTAAATGTTATTGAAGAGATTGAAAAACAATATAGCTATGCTGCTACCAATGGACACACTAACAGTGCCATTAAAGCACTTGAATTATTGGGGCGTGTTAGGGGAGCTAATGCAGATACGGGCGTACCTAAAGATAAAGACTCACTAGAGACTGCAATTGTAGGATGCCTTAATACATTAGGCCAAGAAAAAGTCATTGACCTACTGTCTAAAACAGATTATGCAGATTTGTTCTTTGAAACGGAAGAAAACGCTGCCGAGGATGCGTCAGGAGAGCCGTTGGAGGCTGTTGGGTAGGCAACCCTACCGAAATAAACTACATGCTCTGTACGGCGCTCCCTACCCCCATAGCGTAGATTTAACTTTATTTATAACTCCAGACCCACGGCCTTGGGTGTTCTCCGTTAGGCATGTCATCTAAATGGATAAATCTATTTTCAATTGGCCCTCTTTGGGATACCCCTATCCCTGTCATACCCAACTCCATAGCAATACGTATTAATCGATAGGCATCTTTACCATGTACTGCTACATCTACAGCACGACCATACACATGTGGTGAGTTAGGTGCGCCATTGATAGCTGAGTTGTGAGCGGGATGCCTGTATCCAGAGGTGATAATCATGGGAGTGTTAAACTTCTTACGGACTGCAATAAGCTTTTCCATAAAGACATCACTCATGTCACATAGGTCAGTGCCTTTACAGGCTAGTTCTTTAGCACTAAAAAATGGATTGTCTAGCATTATTTAACCTTTAGTAAAAAAGAATCCAGCTTAGCCTCAAGCCTATCAAACCTATTCATAATTTTATTTAGGTCTTGATCTACTTCTTTCTTAGTAGCGTAGGTCTTAGCTGCTTCTTCTCGTGTGTCAGCGATACGTCGCTTGGTATCTTGTACCTGTTGGCTGATGCCACGCACCCACCATACAAATGAGCCACATGCTATACTTAGTATTGCATTCCAAATCATAGTGGGATCGTTAGGCATTTTAATTACTCCTGATTTTCTTGAATAAAGTTAGTTATAATTTCTTCTATTTCTTGAGGGTCAGTTCCTTGAATTTCTAACCCTCTAAGTTCAGAGTCAAGTCTATTTAATTTACTCATTAATGGACCTCTAAACTCATTAGGAATTGTTTGAGTAGCGTCCATAAACATAGTTCCTTCTACTGTACCAGAGGATAAACTATCAGGCATAAATAGTCCTTCTTTAAGAAAATCTTCATAAGTATTTACGTAGTCTTTAGGTTTTAATACATTGCTACCAGTTAATCCTACTAATTCTAAATCTTCTCCTTTGCTACTTCTAAGAAGAGAATCTAAATCTTTCCAGATTCTATCACCATATTCTTGGTCCTCTCCTCTTTTATCTTCATAAGGTAAAGATTTATACTTAGCTATATTTGTACCAAGCTCTTGCAGTAGTTCAAATCTACGAACTTGCATTTTTCCATACTCTTCAAGGATTTCATTTTCTGTTTCTGGTGTGTATCTTTCTGCTGGCAAACGCCTTAAATAATTTCTAAAGTTTTTAGCAGTCATACCAATACGATTTAAATCTTGATATGTTTTAAATGATATTTGTTTATTTATAGACATATTTTGAACACGCATACCTGTAGTTATCCAAGTAAAAAAATCGTCCATAGATACAGGCATCCCAAAATTTTCAACTGCACGCTCATCTTTAAGTTGTTGTAGCCTTACAGGATCAGTTGCAGCTAAAGCTTCTCTTGCCCTTGTTATTGTATCTCTTACACCTGGAACCATATTGCTTTTAAGAATTGCTTCAAAGATATTATCTATATTTTCTTTGTCTGTTTTTTCATACAAAGGATCAAAGATTTTTTGACTTCCGCTGAAAATATCTAACACTGCATCTGCTACAAATTTGGGAGATAAATATGTACCTAGCAAATCTTTCATTGCCTGTTCCATTCTATCTGCATAATTATCTGCATTAATATCTTTACCAGAAATTATATTTCCAAGCAACTGCATTACTATTCTTGCTGGTTCTCTTGTAACAGAAAAAGCATCAAACTGTGGACTAACAACAAGACGCATAACAATGTCGCCATCGTCATTTTCTTTAATAGCGGGAGAGTTTTGTTGCTTATCGCTGTTTACAAAATTTGCAGCCGCTCTTACAAAACGATTAAAGTTTGTTCCTTCTTCTGTAATTTGTGGTGGCAAGGGATCAAGATAAAATCTTAGTTTATCTCTATAATAACTAGGCATTAGAACATTTATAACTTCTTCTGCTTTACCAAAAACTCCGCGTCCTTCATTATTGGATTGTACAAAAGAACTCATTCCATAACCCATAGCAGTTAATCCTGCAACGCGCCGCAGACCCATCTGTGTTTGTGCAATACCGCCAGCCTCGCCTCTTTGCGCTCTTGAAAGACCCTGCACAACATCTGTTGCAGCAGTCTTAATAAGATTTTTATGCACACGTATTCCTTCACTGGGAAACAATACATAGTTACCTATTACAGGAACACGAGCAATTTCTCTAGCTATAGGAGCAGCCCTGCTGTACGACCAGAAGTTATCAGTTACTCTTTTAGCAGCTAGTTTACGAAGCTCGTCTTCTGGTAAATCAGGAAAAGCTTTTTTAAGTCCATCCAACTCATTAAAAAATAAAATAGTTTTACCAAAAGCATCTGTTGCACCATACGCCTTACCTAAACCTACAATACCTTTTCTATAAGCTGCCATCCCTCCTTTTAAAATACCTTTAGGAGTTAGTAGTTGAGCAGGGCTATCCATAAATGCAACATTTCTAATGATAGGTTCTGCTACAATACCAGCTTCAACAACTCCACTTTCTCTAAGAAAATCAAAAAGCTCTAAAGCTTCACGATTATTATTTTTTACTGATCTATAAAACATTAGGGCAGTCTTACCAGTATTTCTAAATGTTTTAACAGGCTGTAAAAATACACCGTTAATACCTAGACCTTGTAGCATACCTATTGTATTTAACATATAAGCTGAAGGAACATCAAACAAAGTTTGACTTGCCTGACCAAAACTAGCTATGCCTTGTAAGACTCTCATTAGTTTACTTGTACTACTACGATTAAGTAAATTGATATTATTATCAATTAATTTAAACATATTTGAACTTGTATATAAATCTTTCATTAAATCAGACTTACCAGCCCTGCCAGAACCTAGCAGTCGTTGAGCATATTCTTCTAATGCTTTAGTTCCTTCTAGTGATGGCCTCGAAGTTACAGCTATTCTTTTTTTAGGACCAAGATTAAATGGTAAAATTCCTGATATTTCAATATACCTAGAATCAGGATCACGAGCAGCAACTTCTTTTAAATAAGAATCTAAATCACGAATATATCTAGCACGAGCTATAGTGTCGTTTTGATTTTTTAAAGTTTCTCTTAACTTTTCAAATGGATCGGTAGTTTCACCTAATAATTTTCTAAGTTTAGGATCAAGTTTTTCATTGCGCTTTCTTAAAACTTTTGATATATTATCTGTGTGTGTCGTAGCATTAAGCCAGCTTTCTATTCCAAGACCTTCTTCAGCATGAGACACATGATTGACAAAAGCTTTAAGCTGACCATCAATTTCTGCTTGCTGATTAGCAGTTAAAAATAAACTGTCGGGGTCTTTTTGAAGAGCTTGAATCTGTGCTTCATCTAAAGCATTTTCATCTGAAAGACGTAATCCTTTATTTTTACCTCCAAGACCTTCTAAAAGTTGTTGCTTATAAAAAGATCGACCAGCATCAATTGCATCAAGAACTTTTGACTTTCGCCGTTTTTCAGCACCAGTTATTGCAACAACAGATTTACCCTTCAATGCTCTATCTATTATCTCTACAAACCTAGGATCGTAAGCTGCCTGATAACTTCTTGTATAATAAATTGTTCCCTTACCTGTTTTTGGATCATAAGTATATTGACTACCTAATCTAGCGTCTCCATTTAGTCCAGCAAGATTACTAAGTTCTTCTTGATTATCATAAATAGTTTTTCTATATCTATCAATAACATCAGTAATCTCAGTATCTAGTTCAGTGCCTTTAGGATTTTTAGGTAGCTCACCTGTTTCCATATACTCAGTTATATCGTCCTCATTAACATTTTTATTTTTAACTGCTTTGTCTAGTTCTTTATTAAGCAGTCGCATTTGAGAATAAATTTTAGGTCTATTAAGTTTTCTAGCTGCTGCTGCCATACGATCAGGAAGACCTGCTGTTTCACGCAACCCTCTTCCAAGCCAGCTATTAACATTACCTAGCCCTTCAATAATAATATTTCTTTGAGGTAAATTTTTTGCACCTTTAGCCGCTACATCTTTTGGATCAGGCTCTATAATTACTTTTTCACTAGGAAGTTTAGGACCAACAAACCTAGCAGCTTCATCTTGTTGTCTAGCTAGTTTTTTTGTAGCAGCCCTAACCGTAGGTAAAGGAGCTATAGCAGCAAGCGGAGTAGCTACTAAACCAATTGCTGCTGATTTAGCAACTTGTCCTAAATTAATCTCATCTTGAAGATTTGTTTGCACTCTAAGTGTTTGGTCTAAAAGATCAAAGCCGCCAGTATAGGTTGCTGCAACCGCCGCCCCTTTTACTGGTCCTAATCTAGATACCTGATTAACAGAATTTTCTAAAACATTTTTAGAGATTGAAGGACTTGCTCCAAACTCAAGAGCTTCATCGATCTGTTCTTTTGTAAATCCTTTTTTAGTTAAGTTTTTAGTTAGTTGGTTTTTAATATAATTTAATGGTAAATTACTTATAGTTTTTGATCCAACAACTCTTGATAAAAGTTTAAATCCTCCACTAACTATTAAACCTACCCAACTAACAGGATCAAGAGCTATAGCCTGTAAGGCATACCGAGCAGTACGTCCACTGCCACGAGTGTTCTCATACATTTGAAGAGTTTTTCCCCACAAATATAACTGATCTTCTACACTTACATTACTTTTATCAAGATCAATACCTAACATATTTCTATATAAATCAGTATCTTTATTTTTTAAAATAGTATCCCCTAGCTCAAAAAAACTATTGCCTACCTGTGAGGCACGTTTCATTAGCCAATCAGCTTTCATTTTATCTGTATAGTTATCTGGAAAACTTTCTCCGTTGTTTGAAATTTTCCATAAATTATCAGCAAGAAATAACCACTCTTTACCAGCACTATAACCTACAAAATTACCGTCCTCATCTTGTACATTAAAATTTTCTGGAGGACCATTAGTAGTAGTGATACTTTGATTTTGTAGTTGATTGGTAGTAAATCTTACATCAAAAGGAATGTCTTCTGCTTCTTCAGAAGTTGGGATGTCCCGCATTTGCTGCACATTTTGTCTACTTGTACCAGATTGCACCAACAAACTACCCGTACCAAATGCAGCAGGAAACTCTGTTTCTTCTACAAGTGCAGGATCGTCTACCGCTGGATCAACATCGGGTAAAGGTGGAAGCTCTTCTTCTTCTTCTTCTGGAACAATTGGTACAGCAAGCCTACGTTCAGAGGTAGGTACTTTTTTCTGTTCAACTAAACTAGCTCTATTTCCAACCAAGCTTAATGCACCAGTTCCAAAAATATTTGGATCATCAGTAGGTGCAACAGCAGTATCAGGAACAGGTGTTCCAAATATTTCTGACATTTCTTCAGGACTAAGTTTTTCTATAGTACTACTATTACTAATAGGAGTTTCTTTTTTTTCTTCTTGAGTTTCTTGCACAGGAACTACAGGAGAAGGAGCAGCAGTATCAGGAACAGGTGTTCCAAATATTTCTGACATTTCTTCAGGACTAAGTTTTTCTATAGTAGTCATTTTAAATTTTAATCTTATTACTTTGTTTCACCAAATTGAAAAATATTATTAAACCATTTTTCTGCGGCTTTAATTTCAGCGCTTGAAGGCAACTCTTTAGGTCCATACTTTGGATTATATTTTTTAAGAATACCACCAATTCTTGCTCGGCGCTCTTCTGCATTTGGTTCTTTTCTAAGGTCTACAACTATATCATTCCAATCATTTCTAGGCACAGCTCCTAGTATTTGAAAATCTTTGCTAGTTTTAGACAAATGATATGCACGACTACTATCAAGAGCCGCCTGAACATCAAGACCAACAAAAGCTTTAAGAGCATCTTCTACATTGTCTCTTTCTTGAAGCCTCTCAAACCATTGTCTTTGTGCTGTATCAACAGCATCTATTACACTAGCTAATCTTTCACCTGTAAGTGCTTCGTTGCCGCTTTTATAAGTTTCTGAAGCCGCATCCCATCTATACTCACTAGCCAGTAAAACTTTATCTCTAATATCATCTAAATATTTATTTAAATCTTGAGGTTTTAAACTTTTATCTTTACGAGCAGCAAGATCAGCAGCAGTTGCATCAGCAAATCGTTTAATAATTTTACTAATTTCATCAGCTTGTTTTAGAACTGCTGTTTGATATTTGCCTCTTTGCTTTCCTACATCTTCAGCAGTAACAGCTTCTTGTTTAATAATTGCTAGTTTATCAGCAATACTTTTATCAAATGCAGCTAGGTCTTCTTTAGATCGACCTGCTCTCATAGCTCTGTTTCTAGCATTTCTAGTTTTACGTAAGTCAATAACTGCACTATTAATTTTATCTTGAGAAGCTTTGTATTTTTCTACTCCTGTAGGGTCTGCTAAAGCACTCGCAATACTTATGTTAGGGTTAGCCAGTTGACGTATAGCATTGGTAATTAAAGATTGCCCAAGACTTCCTGAGTATCCTTTAGGACCGCGAACTAAATCTTCCATATCAGCAAACTCAGCCGCTGCTGAAGTATCTTGAAAAAGTCTTTGAGAGGCAAGCATATCTTTTCTTTCTCTCTGACCTGTTCTCATTTCATTTCTAATTTTTTGCAGCGATGCATCTCTTATTTGTTGTAGTTCTTGTGGTGTCATTTCTCCTACGTTACCTAGAACATTAGCCAAGCCTCTTACATCACTACCCATTGTAGGATTTAATTTTGAAAAAAAGCTTTGTATTCCAGAAGGTTGATTATCTTCAGGAACTTGTGCAGGATCGTCTACCGCTGGATCAACTTCTTCTACAAGTGCAGGATCGTCAGGACTTCCCGATGGACCACCATCATCACCTACCGCTGGATCAACATCGGGTAAAGCAGGAGGAACACCTACAGCACCAGCCGCTTGCCTATATACTATACCAGACAAACCTTCTTCAACTTTACCGCCTTCAGCAGAGGTCTTAAATAAATTACCCATACTAAAGCCACCTGAATTAAAGCCACCGCCCATACCATAAATGTTAGCTGCTTGCAAACCAAGACCAAGTAACTGAGAACCTGTGCTAGGTGCCGCTGCTCTTTGGGTGCCAGTAGAAGTTGTTGTAGGCATACCAGTAAGCGGATTTGCAAAAACAGTTCCTGAATACTGTGCAAGAGCAGCCTGTGGTTCGCTTCGCTCTTCGAGAAATCTAAAGTATGCTTCATCCAAAGATTCTTGTGCTAAGTCTCTACGTTGTTCACCTATTTGCTGTAAGGCTCCTTGCTCTGCTATACCAGAAGCAAACATAGCTGGCCCAAGTCTTTCTAAATCTTGTGCTTGCTGACGCTCTCTAATTTTTTGTGCATTAAAATCTTGCTGTGCTTTAGTATACGCATCACGCAATCCTTTAGCCTGAATGTCTCCAAGGCGTCTTGCTTGTGATTCACCCAACAATGCAGCTTGTACTCCAGCGCGTGAGCCAAGACCGCTCATACCTCCAGCACCTACTGCCTGTGCTTCAAATGCAGGTAAAACTCTACTTTCAAAATCTTCTTGTGCCTCACGTTTTTCAATATCAATTACTGCCTGTTGATAAGGGTTCATATACTCTTGAGCCACATCGCCTGTAAAACGCTCACCACCCTGACGGGTAATTTCTAAAGCTTCTTGCTGAAGAGGAGCAGCAGTTCCAACAAGACTCCTAATTCCTTCTTGAGCAGAAAGTTCGTCGGGTGTAAACGGAGCAATAGTTGCACCTTCATAAGGAACATAACCTTCAGCTATGCGCTCATCATAAAGACGCTTTGCTTCTTTTGCAATCTCTTCAACTTGAGGAGCAATTTCAGGAGGTAGTTTGCTTGTTGTAATCTGTGTAGTAGTAGCTGGTGTGCTACTTTTACTACCAAAAAGTGAAGATAGAAAACCCATCGTTATGTCCTCTCATTTATTGAAGATGTCAAGGAAGCCAAGCCATCAATTTCATTAGGCTGTTTAGTATTTCCATAAGCATCTTCTCGAATATCTTTTACAACATTGTCCATGATATCTGCCCCCTCATCTGCATTACCATTTCCTAATGCTGCCATTGTGTAACTATCAATTACATACTCAGACGGACTAACCGCCAATGTTCCTACTTGTTTAGGATTGTCAAGTGTACCTACTTGCTGGCCCATAGCTCGTTCAACAATAGGCATATACACATTATCTTCCATACCCCCACCATCTCCAGGAACTCGACCAGAAAACTCTCCACCAGCTTTCAGTCCCATAATACCACCGCCATACCTAGCATTAAATTGCATAGGATCAGTATCTTCCATTGCTGCCATTTGCATAAATGGTTGTGCTGCTTCAGTGCTGGCTAAACTATATTGTGTTTCTACTGCTTCAGTAATGTCTACCCCTGCATTTTTAGTTAAAACCTCTAATGCTTTAGCAGCTAGTGAGTCTCCATCAGGAAGTGTAGCTGTAAGAATTTCATTTACCTTTTGCTTTACATCCATCTCTTTTATATTTCTACCTGACATAGGCACAGGAACAGGGATAGGAGCCTGTGTATTCATTGGTGCAGCAGCTAATCCAGACTGTTCAGGAGCTTGCTGCGGAAGCATTGGATTAGACATGCTTCTTGCAGGACTAACCATTCCTTGAGGATTTGTAGGAATAGGCTGTGGTTTTTTCATTGCACTCATAGCATCTAAAGGCTCTTTACGTGCCATGTCTCTAAACTTCATAGCTTGGTCAGGTCTGTTTATTGGCATATTCATTTATTTTGTCCATAGTCTGATTCAGGAGAATATACATAGTCAGTACTATTATACTTTACTTTTTTCATATTCCCAAATGCTTCATGCTTTTGATTAAGATGGTGCCTAGTCGGATCAATAAATCGACCTGTGTTAAGGTTTCCAAAATACGTACTAGCATTAACTAAATTGAAATGCTTATCTAATTCAGATTTTGCCATGATGTCTCTGCTCCTAAACTAACATATCCTTTAAACTTACCAGAGCTTGCTGAATATGCTATGTCACCTTTTCTTGGTCTACCAATTTCTGTTACTGTAACAACAGTATAAATATTTGTAGATGGTTTACTATTTTCTTGTAGGTCTCTTGTATTTAACTCTTGTATTAAAACTGATCCCCATCTCTGAATACTATTGTACATTTCATTAACGTCTGTAAAAGAGCGACGTTTAAATAAAGTAGGGTATCTTGCCATTATCTTCCCCCATCTCCTTGGACAGCTAGTCTAATTGATCCCCATCTCCAACTAGCATTGTTTGAATTACAAGATACCCTAACCACCCCTTGCCTTCCTCGTGATCTCAAGTCAACCTTTTCAGTTGTTTCTGTTACGTCAAATTCTTTTGTAGTTTTTTCACTACTCTCTGGAAATTGTTTGGTAATAAGTTTTAGTTTAATTTTACCACCACTTAAATCAAAGTCAGGAATAAGTCTGCTCATATACATTAGAGCATTACCATCATCAATATCAAAATCACCTGACTCAACAAAGGATGTTAGTGTTTCACCATTTGCGGTAAAGACATCAGTTGGTTCATTGTTGTATACCAAGTTACCACCAACCGTAGCACCAGTTGTAATTGTATTACCAAACACTTCTCTATCTGCAAAGGTAGTAAAGATCATATCTCCATAGACCCAGTACCCTTCATCAGGAGAAAAAATAACATAGCTATCACACTCAGTGCTATCCTTAGAAGCATATAGCCAAATAATTTCTTTAAACTCAGAGTTAATTCCAGCAAATACTTTATCGGTGTAGCTTTGATTTAATCTATCAAAAATAAATCTTCTTACAGTACAGTCTAATGTTTCTACCTGACCAGCAAAGGAATAGAAGTTATCGCTGCCCATCCAGTATGTAACACCATTATAATCTATACACGCATGTTGTCCAACCAACCCACAATTAGAACCTACTTGCTCAAAGTTAAAAGTAAAAGGTGGACCCGCAAAGCTCATTGTCCACAATGAATTATCAGTCCAAATATTAATAGCATTTTTTGATCTTACTGCACCTACAATTTCTGTACCATCTGTTAGAACAACTTCGCCAGCAGTTGTAGTAAGAGACGGAACCCAGTTTGTTCTGTCATCTTGATCTGACCAGCGCACCAACATAGGATCAAAGGGACCGCTAATAGTTGCAGTTGCTACATATGAGTTACATCCTAGAGCAACTAAGTGTCTATCATTAGGAGACACAATAATAGAGTTTACACTAATAGGTGATGTTGTAACAGTTGTTGCTCGTTCAGGTGTTGTACTTGCATCACTGTCAAAATAAAAAATATTACTACCTTTTCTATTTGCAACAATATCCTCACCCCAGTTATCAATACTCCAGTTAGCTAAAGTTAAGTTAATATCACTAGCATCAACAGAAGATGCAACATTCCAACCTCTGCCACTGCTCTGTTGATAAATCAAAGCAGTCATATTAATATCAGTTGTTACATCTCCACTTGCACTAGCTGCTGTCTTTACACTTACAATAATCTGCGTACTTGCTACAGATACAATTGGAAACTGAGGACCGCCAACACTTACTGTAGTTCCAGCACCATTTACAATAAACGGCTTAGACAGTATTAAGTTACCTCCTACTGTAGCAGGAGTAACGCTAGTATTGGCTGGCTGAAAAACTACAAAGTCTCCAGCCGAACCGCCATGCGCTGCATCAGTTGAAACTGTAACAAGTGCATTACTACCAGTTGTTGTAATCTTACTGATTCCTACTGAAGTTGGTGCAGTTGCATTATATATAGCAGCCGAGTAACCAAGACCTTTGGTAGCCACTGAAGCACCCGTAGGAATGTAGTAGTTAAATGTTGCATCTCCAGTTGCAGCAGACGTAGCACCCGCTGCCGCTGTTACATTAAATGTATAAACATTAGCACTAGCAACAGAAGCAATTGGATAAACGTTACCTGTTAAACTAACATTGCCACCAAAAACAGAAGCAGAAGTAAAGTATACATAGTCACCTGCCGTTCTTCCATGTGCTGTGTCAGATACACATACTCTTGTTTGTCCCGCACTTGTTCCAAAAACACCAGCTAAAGTTACAGTAGAAGTAATAGGAGTAATATCATATATCTGATCTCCATTCATTTCATAAAGTTTTTCGGGTGTGCCAAAAACTGCACGAGCAATTCTATCTGAATCACGGTAAGCCCTTAAATCTCTAGCAGAACCATCAAAAGCTGTGCTTACTCTAGTCTCATAACCTCGCATATTTTCAGGTTTACGCGCACGAAAACGTACACGGTTCCCATCAAACCATTTGTCACCTTCAGCAAACTGTGTGGTTTCTCTATGAAACCCTTGCTGAAACTCAAACTTTGCAAGTTTACTTGTCATTAGCGAGTCATATTTTTAAGCATTACTGCATCAATTGTAGTAGCACTTCTTGCGGTATAAAAAAGAATATCACAAGAACCAGAAGCAGAAGTTGCAGTAGGAACGGTGCCACCAGAAAATTTAAATACAGAGTTAAAGCTAACTGTTCTACCACCAGTAGCATCTTGAATTAAATAGTAGTGTCCTGTCTGACCAGCGCCCATGTTACTCGGAGCAGCCAAGGTTCTATTACCACCAAGAGTTACCAAGAAAATATTACCATCATTAGCATCTGAAACAATAGACGCTGCATCAGTCAAAGTTGTAATGAAGGACTTTACAGCACTAGATACTTTAATCATTGCAGAGTCGCCATAGGCTACAGTTGCATTAAATGTTTTAGCAGCAGTAATAGTATCCGTAGCAGATACCTTTACATAACGAATATCTGCAAGAGATGTATCAGGAACATCTGTAGTACATACACCAACATTACGTACAGCAGCAGTTCCTAGTCCTAAACCAGTAGAGTCTAGTTGAAAAACAGATGTGCCATTAGTGAAGAAATAACCATTACCACTATTAGGAACAGTTACTCCAGTATTACCAGCAACTCTTAGAATAACTGCATTGCTTGAAGCGTTAGTTGATACTGCGTTTCTAATTGCATAGGTTTTTGAATTGTTAGGAATTAAAACAAAGATAGATGTGTGAGCAGTTCCTATTGATCCAGAAAACTGTATGATCGCAGACCTAGACTGATCTCCTGTTCCTTGGTTTTCTGAGAGTGTAACGGTTGCTGCACTGCCCAAACTTACTGTCGTATAGCCAGCGATAGCATCATCAACAAGACTGATAACACCGTCATTAAGAACTTGACCCCAAGTATTAGGATTATCACCATCACCTTGTTTTGTCAGCCTAATGTTTGTTGTATAAGTTGAGGCCATATTACGTACCTTTTCCGTTGTTAAGTTTTAATTTTGGAATTATAGTTCCTGTATGATTAGCTCCAGTACAAAGTTTTCCATCAGGGGTAAAAAAAAGAATTGTAAAAGTATCCTTACCTCTATAAATAGTAATAGGAGTTCCTGCCGTAGTTACTCCTGACATAACAAATTCTTCATTATATTCTAGTATACCTTTTTCAATATCTTGAGCATCTTCATTAAAACAAAAAAGCTGTTGTGCCGATACTGGAAATACAAGCCACAAAGTTATTAGAATATATGTTAGTATAAATTTCATCTAAATACTTTCAGGCCAATCATATATTGGAGCATTACCAGTAGGAGTTCCATTACTATCTACAGGTGTTACAAACAATGCTTGAAACTCATCCATTGTAGAACAGTTTGTAATTTTTGTTTCAATAGTTTCCGCTGCTGAACGAACGGCATTTCTATAGGTCTGTATATCAGATGGTATATCTGTACCATTATCTGCTTTACGAATATATGCCCAATCAGTTTGAAAAAGCAAAGAACCTTGTGTAGTTTTTGTTTGTGAAATATACTGTGATTTAAGACCTTTTGTTACTATTTGATTACCGTTCTTATCTAGCAAAGCAGTACCATCACTATCTACTTCGTTTACATCTTCAATAGCACGTTCAGTTGAAGTCCACGTACCGTCTTTATTAGGACCAGTTACCCAGTAAAATTTTTCATCTGGTTTTGGTTGAACAGTTATTTCAACAAGACCTCTATCAGCTTTTTCATCTGCTGACCAAACCATCCAGTTTTTAGGATGTTGAACGCCGTTATCATCTGTCCACACCCTGTTTTCGCGGATTGTTTTATTTCCATATTTCCACATAGTCTTCTCCTATCGGGCCGTGGCAGGGGCGACATCTTCACCGCCAAAGGGGTTCTCTGCAAAGGCCATATATACAAACGAACCGCCCGACCCATTTACTCCGCCATCGCTGGCACGAAGTTTAAATCCAGTAGCAGTAAAATCATGCGTTGTAGAAGATGTGTCAGCGGTACCTGTATCTGCAAAAAGTCTAAGGTTTGCAACATTAAACGGGTTACGCGCACTGTCAACAATTACCCAGTTATCAGTACTATCCGTCCGTTTAACCATAACAAAAGCAGGACGAAAGCCCGTATATATAAACGGACCATTTGCATCTGCATTTCCCGTGTAGCTGCCAAAGGAGCTATAACCAGGAACTTCAGCCCACGCATAACAAACCATGCTATTACCAGATACGTTTGTGCCGAAACCACCACCGCCAAGCGTAATTAATGTGCTTGTTGGCTCGGTATCATTCCATGCACCATCTGAATCTGCTACTCCACCTGTACCGTTTAACAAAAGATATTTAGTAGCTCCTAGCTCCGAATGGTAGACAATCCACTGCTCGGTGCTGTCTCTGTTTTTTATTATAATCCAAGAAGGTTTGACTCCAAGACCGTGACCAATAGTTTGCCCCGCTGTGCCGTTGCCTTCAAAAGTTGAAATAGAAAGTCCGTTCGTTGTATTTACAGATGTAGTGGTCGTGTTAATGCTACCGCTTTCATTGCTACTGCCAGCACCACCTACAGTCTTCCATTGCCATGCAACATACGTTCTACCTGATCCATTAAAATTTGGATCGGTGGTATCAAGATCGAAGCCATTCGTTTCAAACGTGATTTGCGCGGGGCTATCCGTGTCCTCGGCGTCGCTTGAATTAGATTTAAGACGCTGTGTTTGACCTCTAGCAACGTCAATAAAAACATGATTGTCTCCGTTAGATCGCGGACCAATCCACCAAAGGTCTGGCTTAAAATCTCCAGCACTTGCGTCATTGGTGATAGCCAAGCCGCTGCTGCCATTTCCTGTATAAAGTTGTGGAAGGAAGGCTGATGATCCATCTGTAATTGTTGGTGTGGGGAAATCTGAAACATTTTCAAAATAAGTGTAACCCGTTGGTGTTGTACCTGAACACTCACTTTCGTTTAATAGGGTAAGAACATTCCCGCTTTTCGCAGCAGCAGCAAAAACATACTCATTGCTGCCAATCATTGCCGTAATTGTAGTAGTAGGGTTATCTCCTGTAGCGGGATTACCGTCTAATCCTGCATCTGCTGCAACAAATTTCATTGCGGTTGCACTAGCGTCGTAAATTCCAAGAAAACATTTTCCCGTTGCCATATCGACGGCAAGCCAAAATTCATCGGATGTCGTAATTGGCAAACTAGGGTCAATACTGCCAGTAGTTATGTAGTCGTAAAGTGTTAGATCAGAAGACGAAGGCGACATTTGCACACCGTCTGACGCACCAACATCTTCATTGCTTCCAGTAGCATCGCCAAAATTACTATTGTTTGATTTTGTTATACCAAAATTCCAACCATTATTAGTACTTACAGTATCTGATGAAAATGCAACTGCATATTTTCCAGTTGACGGTAAGTTAGCTGTTAAAGAAATTAAAGTTCGAGTAGACGGACCTGTGTAAACTAAGTTTCCATCAGTTACAGTTCCACCGCCCCGTTGATTATTAAGACGATTAAAAGTAATTTGATTATTAGTAGGTGTGTCTGATCGTTGATCGGCTGTTGTCAGTCCTGACGAAGTAAAATCGTTACCATTACCTGATTCGTCGTCTCCTAAATCAGAACTATCACGGCCATCAATATAAAAACCATTTGTTCCAAAACTGCCTGAGTATGCTATTGGTTTCCATACTCCACTATCATCAAACTCTCCAAAAGCTGTAGGGGCTGCTTGTGTTCCGTCAATTAAATACATTTCAGCTATATAAGCATCAATATAATTACTACCTTCTTTACCAATATTTTGCGCTACAGTAGCATTAACATCAAATTCAAAGTTTTCACTTGGATTACTTGAAGTAGAAAAACTGGTAACTTGTACACCATTAATGTAAATTTTAACACGATCTGCTGCCGTAGTATCTGTAGTATCAACAGCCAAAACAATGTGCTGCCATGCTGTAGGATCACGAAAAACTTGAGTAGTTGCTCTTAATGTACTACCATCAATAAAGTATAATTTATCATCACTATCAGACCAACCAAACTCTGTGCTACCAGCTTGCAGTATTCTGTATCCACCGCTAGTACCACTAGCAAAGGTGTTCACTTTCCACCAAAAACTAAATGTCCATGTACGGCGATTAGACGCACTGCTAGGTGTTCTAGTTAAATAGGCACTATCTCCCATTGTAAATCTAATTGATTGACCAATGTTATAGCCAGTTGATTGTCCACTTGCACCCATCATTATGTTTTGAAAAACCATTTAATAGTCCTTTAACTATAAGCTTGTGTCATAACAGCTTGAATATTTTCAGCAGTATTATCAGTTGATACGGACAAAACAATATAGTCTAGTCTATCTACAGCATCGTCAGTAGTTGAGAACGTAGGTGCTGTACCACCAATAAAGTTCCAACAAGCATTATACGATACTGTTCCACTACCTCCTTGCTGATGCAAGAAGATACTGCCAACTTGTCCTACTCTAGCATTGGTAGGTCTAGCAAGAGTATGTGCAGCAGTAACAGAAGTAAAGAAATTTTGTGCAGTACCAAAGTTAAGAGATACAGAAGTAATGCCATTAATTGCCGTTGTTTCAACAGCAGCCGCTGCCGACTCTGTAAGTTGTAACTGTCCTTCAAGAGATACATTACCACTTACACGAACAGTACCAAGAAATCCTGAATTACCTGTAATAGTTGCTGTGCTTAACAAGTTAGTTGCTCCACCTACACTAAGAGTAGATGCCAAGCTAACTGCTCCTGCAACTGTAAGAGTACCACCTACATTAGCATTACTTACTGAAGTTGCTCCGCTAACTCGTACTGTTCCAAGAAAACCAGCATTGCCAGCAACTGTAACTGTATCAAGTAAATTAGTAGCGCCACCAACACTTAATGTAGATGCTAAACTTGTTGCCCCACCAACTGTTAGTGTGCCGCCAATATTTACATCGCCACTTACTGAAATGTCTCCATCAAATGTAATACCGCCAGTAGCAAATATAGTTCCACCAACAGAGACATTCCCTGCTACATCTAAATTACCACTTACAGATACTGCATCTTTAAAGATGCCTACCCCTGCCACTGTAACCGTTGAAGCAAAGTTAGCTGCACCACCTACACTTAAAGTTGAAGCTAGGCTGACGGCTCCTGCTACGGTTAGTGTGCCACCTACATTTGCATTGCTTACAGATATTGCACCACTTACGCGAACACTGCCTAAGAAACCAGCATTGCCAGCAACCGTAACTGTGCTGAGTAAATTGGTTGCTCCACCTACACTAAGTGTACTATTTAAACTTGTAGCTCCTGCTACTGTAAGTGTGCTAAGTAAGTTAGTTGCACCACCAACACTAAGTGTGCTATTAAGGCTTGTAGCTCCTGCTACTGTAAGCGTACCACCAACATTTAAATCACCACTAACAGAAATGTCACCATCAAATGTAATTCCTCCAGTAGCAAATATCGTGCCGCCAACTGATACATTACCAGCAACATCTAGATTACCGCTTACAGATACATGGCTTTTAAATGTACCAGTTCCTACAACTGTAACCGTTGTTGCAAAGTTAGTAGCGCCCCCTACGCTAAGTGTAGAAGCTAGGCTTACAGCCCCTGCTATAGTTACCGTGTCTGCAAAGTTAGCTACACCGCCTACACTAAGACTAGAGGCTAGGCTAACTGCACCACCAACTGTAACAGTACCACCAAGATTAGTGTTACCACTAACTGATACATCGTCCTTAAATGTTGCCGCTCCTACAACTGTAGCTGTTGATGCAAGATTAACTGCACCACCAACACTAAGCGTTGAAGCTAGGCTAACTGCACCAGCAATAGTAACAGTGTCTGCAAAGTTAGCTACACCGCCTACACTTAATGTAGATGCAAGACTAACTGCTCCACCAACAGTTACTGTACCACCAAGATTAGTATTACCGCTAACTGATACGTTTGTTTTAAACGTGCTATCAGCTAAGAAAGTTGCATTGCTACCTACACTTAATGTAGATGCAAGACTAACTGCTCCTGCAACTGTAAGAGTCCCATTAATAACAGCATTAGCACTAATAGATACAGCATCATTAACAACTAATGTGCCACCAATAGATACATTACCGCCAGCATTAATAAATCCTGATACAGAGATATTAGTTGTTACACCTAATTCTGCTTCTACATTAGTTAAGTTAGAACCGTCTCCATAAAAAGCTGCTGCCGTTACATTCCCTACAACATTAGCATTACCACTAATACTAACATTAGTTGCAAAGTTAGCAACACCTGTTACATCAAGCACTGAACCAACTGATACCGAAGAAGCAGTATCTATTCTACCACTAACTGATACATCATTACTAAATGTAGACTTACTTGTAAAAGCAGCCGTGCCAGTAACTGCAAGAGTGCCGCCAATTGATACATTTTCATTTACATCAAGCTGGCCGCTAACAGATACGTCACCTTCGATAATTGCATTACCAGCAATCGTTACATGCGTAGCAAACGTAGCCACACCTGTCTGTACTAGTGTGCCACCAATAGAAGCATTTGTTCCAATGTTTAGATCACCGCTTACAGATGTGTCACCTTTTACAACTAGGCTACCACCAACATTAGCTCCACCAGCTACCGTAATTGAACTAACACAAATATCTCCACCAACACTAGCTGTCAGTCCTGTAAGATTAGAACCGTCACCATAGTAAGCAGAGGCACATACATTGTTACCAACAATTAAATTATTTTTAACTGTTGCTGTACCATCTACAAGAAACGCAGTCTGAGCAATAACTTTATTCGTAGCAACCTTTAGCGCAGTATTAGTTCCATCACCTGTTTGAACATACACAGAAGAAGTACTAACACCATCATTTGCGGCGCTACTATTAATAAGCAATAACTGCTTATATGTTCCTGAAATTAGTTTTCCTGTTAAGTCTGTCATATTAGTTGCCAATACTCATCTGTTGAATCCCAAGTGGTTGCTACTTGATCCCATGTTAAATTTCTGCCACCTGTGTCAGGTCTAGGATTACGTATCGCAGGGTTATCCCGAACATCAGGAATGTGATTTTGTGGGTGATTTTTCAAATCAAAGTTACCCTCAAAATCTTCTGGACAAACAATAAGTCCATAACTATTTTCTTGCATAATTCTGTGAGGATATACAAACCCACAGATGTCGCACATAGCTAGTGCGTTTTTATTACTTGCCATTACTTTTATTCCAAAGATCAAACAAGGTCTTTACTTTTTCTTTTATAATTTCTATATCACCATGCATTTTAGCTAGTATAATAATTAAAGTAATTATTCCTAAAAATACAGGCCATGCTTGTATTATATGTTCCATAATTAAACATAACCAAGTTTGGGTCGAACAAACATACTAGATCGTTCGCGGTCCTCTCGCATAGCTCTAGCTAATGTTTCTTCATAATTAACCTTTAACATATTAATACGTTCAGAAGGAACTAAAGGTCGCTTCATGGACATATAGTAAGATAGCCCTGCTGTGAGGCAAGGAAAAAATCTTTTAGGTAAATCAGCGTTTTGCTCTGCTGACTTATTAACGTCTTGCAGTTCGCTAATTGTTTCTATTTTAAGAATGTCTGTAGAATTATCTGGAATAGGCCAAAGAGATAATGTAGGATTATCACGACCTCTACGAATAGAATACTGTGATGGTCGGCCTGTCTGTGTTTTATTGGGTATTAGTAAATACTCTTCAGGAGAAACGCGCTGTAACTGTAAGTCTGTACTATCTCTATTTAACACTACTTCAAGAGCATCAATAGTTGTAGAAGAAAGATCATAAGCAGTAGTAGAAGCCGTTACAGTTAAAGAAGATACACCAGTACTCCATAATAGTATACCACGGTTTTGCCAATCCTTCAACATAATATTTATAGAACGACGCGCAGATGCTGGCTCGTGACCGAGAGTATCTTCACCCCCAATCATTTCCATTGCTTCCTGAATAACCTCGTCAATATCAAGATTAAAATTATATGTACCCGATACAGCCATTATGTTTTCCTATATCTTTTAACCTTACGCGCAATACGCTTCGGTTGTTTTGAGTATTGCTTCCCCGCAGCAGTTGCTTTTCTCTTTGCTCTCGTGGTCGCAGCATATTCTTTTGACGACAGAGCCTTGATTGCTTTCTCTGGAAGATATCTTTCTCCCGTCTTCTTGCTTGGTTTCCCTGATTTCGTGCGCCATTTTTGCTTACTCCACTTTGAAAGTTTATTGCTTTTTTTCTTTTTACCTTTGTAACTGCCACCAGAATCTTTATAGTATTTAACAGCAAGCTGCATAGCTCTAGCAGAGTGTTTACCACCCATCTTGGCTTTAGCCCTAGCCTTTGCTCTAGCCCACTTAGCAGGGTCACGCTTGGTAGCTGTACCGCCTTTACGTTTTACTGCCATCAGTAACTCTAAGCTTTATGTACTTTTTGAACTTCAAAGCTTGCTTTTTTGGAAGCACCTTTATGAGGAGCGTATCCACCACGAGGATTTTTCATAAGCTTAAAACCTTTACCAGACTTCATCCAGTGAAAACCTTTAGGAGCATCTACTGCCTTTTTCATATCAACCTCTTTTCTTTATACCACGAACATACTTCTGAGACTTAGGTGGTCTTTTTTTAGAACCGCTAGGACCAGCCCAAAAAACTTTATTAGCCCAAAAAGCTGCACTTGTTTTTCCCTTGGCAATGTTCTTACCATGTCTAGCCTTAAAAGACTTACGTGCTTCGGGAGAATAATTATGTCCCATTTTCTGATCGCCAAAACGAATAATTTTAATACGACCTTTATCACGCACAGCAACCACAGCTTTTTTAGTAGGATGTTGCGGTGTGCGCTTTGGTTTATTTAAGCCACTTAACTTATAGCGTTTCAGTTTATTTTTTTCTGAATCAGTTAAAGACATTATTTTTTCCTACAATAAGTGTTCTTATATTTTTCTAGCAAATAATTACAAAGTGCTAACCAGTACTCGTCCCAATTTTTATAGTCAGTTTTTACTGGACGTTTTATATCCCAGTTTATTTCTACTTCGTAAGAAACATTATCCACCTTTAAGTTCTGCACGATGTCCTCTTAAAGCTGCACGTTTACGACCTTTAGTTTTTTTAACTTTTAATCTTCCACCTTTTTTCATCATAACCCCTGGAAGCTTAGTATAAGAAGAAGCTAGGTTGTAAGGATTAGCTGTTGATTTTTTAGGCGGCGTTCTTACTTTACCACCTAAAAGACTTTTTGTACCTAAATCTGCTAACGATGTTTTTAACTTACTTGTAGTTGGTTTTGCATATTGTAAAGGATCATCATCAGCTTTTTCTAATGCTCGTCTTAACTCTGCCATTCTAGGACTGCTTGTTTCAGTTAGTCCTGACATCCGTAACTTTCTTAATTCAGTAATAAGTTTTTTTCTATCGATAGCCATTATATTTAACCTTTACGAACAGCGCCATAACCACGAAGAGCCTTACCTACTCCAACTGCTCTAGTTTTTTTCTTTTTCTTCTTTTTCTTTTTTACAGAACCACCAGCTTTACGAATTTCAAAACCACCCATTTCCATAATTTCAGATTCGGTCGGCGCAACTTCGTCAGTGCCTCGCATCATTCGTCCTGTTACATCTGCTCCTGAAGCATACTTTCCTGTTGATTTTACTGCACCATTTTTATCAATGTATAACATTCCTGTTTCAATACCTCTTTTTAATGCTTCAGGAGAAATGTTAGTAGGAGGCAGTTCTTTAGAAAGAAGAAAAGTATTAACTCCACCTTCAACTTCTCTACCTTTTTCGACAAGAGGATTACCAGTAGTTGTAGTTGTTCGTCTAGCATCAGGAACTTTACGACCTTCTATCTTCATTTCTCTAGCTTGTGCAGCCATTAATCTTTTAAGTTCAGCTTTTTGCGCTCTAGTTAAAGGTGGAGCATCTGAACCACGAGGGGTATCGCTTGATTTCTTTTTAGGAATAGATGGCTTACCTGCTTCTTTCCATGCTTTAAGAGTTAGTCCATGATATTTTGCAGCGGCTTTATCCGCAGCAGAAGCTTTAGGACGACCTCTTCGACTTTTACCTACAAAACGACTTCCTTTAGGAGGCTTAATACCTCCACCACCAGTTACATTAGGATCACCTATAACAGTACCTTTAGGACGAGGAGATCTTTTAGGAAGTTTAGCCATACCTACTCTCCAGCTTTTTCCGTATAAACAACTTGTTCATCTACAGAATAATCAACTGTAACGTCCTGTGGCGGACCTTTAACATCTGGACCCTTACGTGCTGCACCATAACCCTGACCAGTAGGCTTACCATTAATTGCATCAAGGTCAGGAGGATACTTCAACAGAGTATGCGGTCCTCTTAGATAATTATTTCTCATGCTTTTCTCCTTCTTCCTTTTGCAGCCATTGCAGAAAATTTTTTAGCACCGTACTTTTTTCTTCCAATGTATGCTGCTAAAGCTTTAGGGTTCTTAGCCCCACGTTTTTTTAATTTAGAAACTGTTTGTTTAAATCGTTTACCAGAACCAAGCGGCGGTTTCTTTTTCTTTTTCTTTCGATCACCTTTAGTAACTTGCTGTCTAATACTAGAACGACTTGTAGCCATCAGTCATAACATGAAGATACAAGATCATCACCATCTTTAGAAGCTTTTACAACGCCACCATTTTTCATATAAACCATGCCGCCTTTTTTATACTTCATTACTTTACCGCCACCCATTTTTTTAACAGGCACCATTGGCGCACCTGATCCGCGAGTAGCACCTGTTTTAGGATTAGTAGAATCAGTAACAGGCGGTTTAGACTTTGGCTTTGCATTTTTAGTATCGCTTATTCTACCACCGTCTTTAGCATATCCCATATTATTCCGTACTTTTGTAGGAAGTTTAGCAAGACCTTTGTTATCAGCAGAAACATTTTTAAGACGGCCACCTGCCTTACGATTCATTACCTTACCGCCGCGTTTCTGCTGACGCAAAACACCTTCTGCGTCTCTTGTCGGCGCACCAATAATCTGTTTATATTCAGTTTCGCTTATATCTTTTGCCCAAATAGGACGACTTTCATAATCATCTGCATTTTTTAGTTGTTCTAATTTTTTATCTGTCATTTTTCCTGTAAGTGGTTTACCTCCACCACCAGCTACAGCGGCACTTCCTTTGGAACCACCCATTCTAGATACTTTTTTTCCTACTGATTTAACCATTAACTTGCTCCTTGTATAATTGTATTAGGCCCACCAGCAGGACTGCCAGCAACTTCCATATCATCTTGACGAGTTCTACGAGCCTGATTTCTAAGTGTTGTGATTGCGCTTTCATACTGCTGTTGCCAAACTGGAAGTGTATTCCAATCTTTCATATACATAGTTGCCTCTAAAAGACAACCATAAAATAAAGCATCGTAGCAATACTCACTATAATAATTTGAAGTTGTCACACTTGTACCTGTTGCAGAAGCAAGAGCTAGTGGTCGTGACGCTGTTTGTACTATACCTGACAAAGTAGATGTAGGTGTAGGTACTACAAAAATAGAACCATTTGTTTTACGTGAATAGTATCGGGGAGTTCCCGTAGATGTAGCAATAGGCCAATAGTCTGTAGCATATTCATAAGTTCTTTGAAGTAGATTTACTTTTGAGGCAGCGGGTGTAGCAGTTACACTGACACTTGTTGTATAGTTTACATTACGAACAATACGAACCCTGTCATTAAGTGCAACACTAGCATTAGCTGCTGTAAATGTAATAGAAGTATACTCATCTAAACCAACATCGTCTAAATCTTTGGTAAGACGTAGTTCTGTTTTTTCAATCAACTTAGAAATTTGATCCGCAAACTCTGTCGAATCATTTTCAGTTGTATTAATAATGTCGGTTTTTAGATAAGCGTAAGAAGGCATGTTAGCCTACATATAGAGTAATCGTAGGAGTCATGGTGCCAGTGCCTGAGTTGGCAACACTAAGTACGCCATAAACCGCTACGCCCATATCTCCAATATACTGGTCATTTGAATCCGTTGCACCCACTCTGTAGCGGATGGCTGTACCCTTTGCAGTCTTGTTAGTAATTTGATTAGAACCAGTAATAACAATTTCACCAGCAAGAGTAGCATATGTATGGATAGCCATAACACGGGTTGTCTGAGGAATAGGACCACCACCGTTTGCTCCAACAGTAAGGTTGCTGTCTACGTACCTAAACCCTGTAATAATGGCACCATCACTGCTTACGTTCTGGGCAACTTTAATATTTGTAGCCATATTTATTTCCTTTATTAGAAAAAAGTAGAAAGAGAGAGCAGCATTAAGCTACTCTCCCCTTCTAGCTTAATTAACCAGCACTACCGAACCAGCCACGCCAATCCGAAACACCGAAGCTATAACGCTCACGGGCTTTGAATCGAATGTTGCCAGTGTCGAAGTCAGGTTCCATCTTCGTCTGAAGCGGAGAACGAACAAACATCTTCGTGCCGTTCGGTGCATCCGTCTTGACAAACCACGCATCAGTGTCGGTAAACCGACGATTGATGTAGTAGCCTTCAGGAACCATACCCAAATGACGGGTCGCGTTAATCGCGTTCGTATTCGGGTTGGCATCTGCCGCACTCGTCTGCGTATTTCCAGGAGAGCTGAGAACACGATCTGCAATGGCCCACGAATCAACGGGAACATGCAGCGAGATCGCACTCGCACCAATCAGAATACCGCGATCATCCTTGATCTTCTGAATAGCGGTCAGAGCAGTCTCAAGAGTGGCTTCCGAAAGATCGGCAGCACCCAGAAGATTGGACTGATTACCATCAGAAATGGTAGGATGAGAAGCAGAGAAGAACGCAGCGCCGTCACCAATGGTATCAGTGAAACCATTGTTGTAAAGCGCAGCCGCCTTGACCTGCTTGGTATTTGCCATCGCACGAGCGAGACCGCGCGCACGAAGCTTGGCAAACGTGTCATACAGGTTGTCTTCCATTGCTTCTTCCGTAACTGCGAAAGCAAGAGCAACAGTTTCAGCCGTATAACGGGCAGTGTAACTTTCCTGTGCATCGTCATAGGAAACAGCAGCACCCTCACCCTTGGTTGGCGCAGAGCCAAACCCAGTGAATAGTACTTCTTCCTCAAACGCACGGTCAGAGTTTTCAATTTCATAAAGAGGTTCGTGTTCGTTATTAACCTCTCCATACTCCATTCCAAAAACGGCGTTCAAACCTGGAAGGAGTTCTTTTGCAATACTAGCTCTATTAATAGCCATAATTTAGTCCTCCCTAATTAAGCCGTTGAAGCCGTAGCAGTGACATAACGATCCCGATGGGTGTTAAGCCAAACTTCGACAATTGGATAGGCATCATTGTTACCTTCGTCAGGATACTGAGCGCGACCGACAACACGAGCAGCAAGCTCGGTTTCAGCACCAGTAGCCGCAAGCAAGTAGTAGCTGGACTGACCAGTTACCGTGCTGCCTGAACTAGCAGTAGAACTGACCGTCACATTGTAGTTCCTGACAATAGCTGCTTCAGCAGCAGAAAGCGTCAAAGAACACTGAATGTAATAGGTCTGATCTGGATCAGTAATGACAAAGAATTTAATATCCGTAGCAGAAATCCCGCCATTCCAGTAACGAGCAAACTTTTGTTCGCCATTTTCAACATACTGGCAACCCATGAAAACGCCCGAAGGCTTCAAGGTAGCAGCAATAAAGGGCGAGATCGTCGCAAAGTTCGCACCTGGAAGTACGACGGGATCGCCTGTGAAAATGTTGTTACTAGGTGATTGCGCCTGACCTGTAGAGGTAAGCGTAATCATATCAGTGACGGCCTCATTATTGTAAGAGCCGCCCTTCTTACGAGCAGGGATAAAACCACGAAATGCTTTAGTAGTAGACATGTTTCATCTCCTTGGTTATAAAAACGTCAACCCTGAAAATTGGGCCTACGTCCTTTTGTTACTGTAGTTTTACTATTGTTGGAAATTGGCATACGAGAATCTGAGCTATTCATTAGCTGTGCATTTACTGCATCCATCATATCATTAGCTTTATTTCGATAGAATTTCCGTTTAGCCGCTACCTTTCCTGCTGGCATCTTTGCCAACGCTAAATCCCCACGACAGACTGTGCCTTGGTAACGACCATCTTCCCTTACGAAGGATGTAATCGACATTTCAGGAACTTCATCAGGAGTTACGAAAACCCATCCCTCTTGTAGTTTCTTACCTACATTTGAGATGTCATCTGTGCCTTTGATGGAGATTCGTATCCAACGTAAAGCCATTCCTTCAGCATCAAATCGTGCTTGCACATGATCTGGAATATCTAAAGCATTTGGCTCTTCAAAGGTGTATTCTTCTTCCTGAGTATTGTTCTCTCTAAGTTGACTACTACGTGTTTCATTTCGTGTGTTCATAATATATCTCCGCGCTACTATTTAATGGTAGTATAATCACCGTCAGCCCCATTTACTTTGAGCTTTTCGGCAGCATACTTTTCAAGTGGAATATTCCATTTCTGGGCTAGGCGAATATCTTCTTGAGATAGCTTAACCTTTTTAGAACTGGATGAGGGTGAACGCGATCCCCCCGAAACCACTTGAGCAGGATTTGACGAAGTTTCCTGCTTACGTTGCACATCTTCCCCAAACTGTTGAGGAAAGGACTGTTTCATGCGGTTACTGATTTCCTGATAAAACTCGTTATCATTAGGATCGTAACCTTCATTTTTTAGTTCAGCATCGATAGCAAGTGCGGCAGCGGTCATAACATTGTTATTTCCAAACCATTCGTTTTCTGACGCCCACTGTTCTGCTTTAGGATCAGTAGCGGCTGGTCTTGGTGCAACTTGCTGTTGCTGTACGGGCTGCTTTACAGAAGCTGCCTCGTAATTACTTTTAGCACTAGAAATATTTTTTAGATCACCTTGTGCATCGTTAAGCATAATCTGAGCTTGAAGGAGCTTTTCCTTTTCACCGTTTTCAAATGCTTCCATGTATGCAGCTTGTGCTAGTTCTAGTTTATCTTTCAACTGCTTTTCAGAAGCATCAAGACTTAGTTTATTAATCTCTTGTACTTCTGAACTTTTTGTTCTGAGGTTAGTTTCTAGTTCCTCATTTTTTTGGATGAGAGACTGAATCTGTTCGTCACGCTCTTTACGTTGACGAATCAACTGGCGAATACGTTTCTGAGCGCCAGAGGTTTCTACGCCCTCTAATTCTTTTGGCGCTTCGCCTTCTTTTGCTTTTTGGCTGGCTTCTTCTTTTCCTTCTTTTTGAGACGGAGCAGAGTTAGCAGCTTGTTCCATAGTTTCTTCAGTTTCGATTTCATATTCAACCTTACTTTCTGTCTCGACATTCGGAACTTCTACATCGTTCCATACTTCTTTATCTTCCATTACATTCTCTTTCCCGTTGTTTACGAAACAAACGATTTAACGATTAAATAAATATATTATACCATAGTATTGTTATATCTACAAATTAAGCTGATGCTGTCCCTAGATTAAATGTAGGATCAAGATCAGTTGGGTCTTCTACACGAAGCATAATTTGGTCATCAAACAAAAGAATAAGCCTTACACCTTTGTAAAATAACTTAGTTCCTGCATGTTTACCGTAGCAAACATAGTCTCCTACATTACACCATGCACCTGTTGAAAACTTTTCTTCATCTGCATAGGCAAGATCGCCAAGACTTAAAACCTTACCAATTGTTGTTAGATAGGACATGTCGTCCTTGGTAGAGTCTGGAATAATAATACCGCCTTTTGTCAATGACTTAACTGACACAGGGCGAATTAAAACATGAAAACCTGGAAGTGCTGGCAGCACATCTGGATCAGGTTGTTCAATGGGGTCTGTAATCCACATATCATTTTTAATGGCATTGCCTAAATTTACCTGTTGCATTTTACTCCTCGTCTTCGTCGTATATACGTTTCTTTACGATATCGGTTAAATTATCTCTTGCCCATTCAAGTCCAGATAGGTTGCCTACCATCTGTGTATATTCAGCATAACTACCTGCACTGCCATGACCAAGTGCTACTCTTAACTTATTAATTTCTTCGTTGAGTGTTTGAATAAACTCGTCCCAGATATTCATTACTTTAGTTTAGCTGGTCCTGGAACTTTGTATGAAAAATCATCGAACTTACCTAGAACACTACGATTGGTTCGACTACCAAACGATTCCTCGTCTACCATATTACCAAACGTCTCAGGATTGGAATTTGGTACATGTGTAGGATAACCGCCTGTCACGCTCTTAACATCAGACTTTACGTGTTCAGGATATCCTTTTCCTTTTGTCATCATTGTTTGTCTCCTTGAAACTGTTTAAGAAAATCAAAGATTTCCTTTACTGTATTTTCTTTTTCTTTACCTTGCTGCTTTTCACCCTCAATAGCTAACTGCGTGAGGGCTTCAAGAGCTTTGATATCTTGTTTACTGTTACGATCTAGTTCAGCTTTTTCTCTCTTGAAGTTATCAGTAGCATTTGTTTTCAACATGCTAATGATCTGATCGTTTTCTTCAAGCTCAAGTTTCTTATTTTTAAGTTCCATATCAGCCGCTGAAATAGCTGTATCCTTATCAATCTTTTGTTTCTCAAGTTCAACCTTGGCTTGCTCAAGCGCAACCAACTGTTGCTCTGGAGACTGTGCCATGCCCATAGCCTGATTAGCATTAAGAACTTGCTGTGCAGCTTGCGCGGTAATCATTTCAATTACCTGTGGGTTCTGTGCTGCCTCTGGTCCTGCCTGTTGCATTAGCTGTTGCGTTACACCAGAAACCTGTTCCTGATACTTCATTACAGAATGTTCCTGAATGTTAGCTTCTAATACAGGCCGTAGTCTAGCCATAACAGGATTAGCACCATTCATAGGGTCTTGTAGATATGCCATCTTGGTTTGAATATGTGCATCATGGTTCTGTCCTGCAAACGCTGCAATAGGGATACCTTTAGTTGCAGCCATAATATCAGACACAGGGTCCATAGGTTGAGGCTCAATTTTTGGCGGCAGTATCTGTTCTAGGTTAGGCATGTTAGCCGCATGTAGAATAGTTCTGTTAAGTGCCTCTAGGTTAAACATTCCAGGTGGCGACTGCTGCGCCATTTGCAGTGCCATGTTTGCCAGCATCATACGATGGGCATTAGATGGAATGTTAGGATCAGATACTGGAATAATATCTACGCGACCATCAAAGTCTGCACGGAAAATACTGCGTGACTCAAACGGTACGTCATATGGATATTCGTTTGGCAAGTAATCATAGTTAATACTTGCCAGTATCCGTAGCTCATCCTTCTGTGATTTATGTACGCGCTTATGAATAGCAGAGAAAAACTTGCTGCTTGCTTCAAGTAACGCCATAGTAGTACCAACGGGTCCATAAGAGGCAGCATCAGAAATTACTTGCTCTGTGCTATCTGCAAACTTTTGTCCTGTCAAAGCTACAAACTGTAGCATCTGATATAGAGTTGAGGAAGGCTCTTTGTAGGGGAGGGGAACTATAGCCTTTGATAAATCTATACCTGTTGCTTCAACCTCTTTGAACTCTCCAGGGCTAATCGGATCATTGTCTCCGACCATCCTGACACCCTTGGCTTTAAACCCACCTGGAAGATTGGCAAACTGACCCGCATCTATAAGGGACCGCATTGCAGCCGTTGCGCTCATTGTCAGATTACCAAGAAAGTGGATTAAACCAAGACCGTAGAAACCAAATCCTGGAACGAACCTGTAATGAACAAAGTGACTCCGCTTCTGGCGGTTAGGATCGTTTTGTTCATAGTTTCTACGAATACTAAGTACCTGTCGAGAATCTTGCTCAACAGTTACAATATATGGAAGGGCTTCACCTTCGTCCTCAATGTCTAGAAAGCAATGCTGCTCCAGTAGAACATACTGAGGATCATTATCATAATCAGGATTAAAACCAAGAATAGTATCAATCTTCTCGGCAAACGAAGTAATGCCAGACTGAGAAGGAGTAGGAAGATCGACATCTTGGTAAACTCCTGCATTAATATCTTTTTGAATATCTACGGGGCTGCGATAGATTACATGTGTGTATCTATCAGCATTACGAAGATCAGTTGCATAGTAAGACACATAGAACTGGTCAATCGGAATAAACTCCGAGACAGGCCGCTTGAGTGTAGAACTATAATAAATCTTTTTAAATGCAGAACCAATTAACGGTAGATGAAAAAGCATCCGTTCAAACTCTTCAAAATATTCAGGCATCTGTTCAGTAACCTGATAGTTCATAAAGTTTTCAACACGATTAGCTTGCATCTGCTTTTCAGGAGTAGCAGTACCTAAAATGTTTGCTTTTACTGGGCCATTTGCAGGAAAAAGTTCCTGTGAAGCCTTCGACTGAAATTTAACAGCCGACTCAATTAATAGTGGGTGAACTGCTGTACATGCGCCCTCAAAAGGTTCTGAACCTTGCTCTAGCTTTAAGCCTAGCAAATCAAACCCACGTTCAAACATAGACTCCCATTCTGCACGGGACTCCTTATCTGCTTGAAAATTATCTATAACCTGATTACCAATTTGAAGAAGTTCTTCGTCTTCAAGTGTTTCTGTTAAATCACCATACCATTCAGCAACTTCTTCTGTTGCTTCCATTTCTGTAACCTCAGAAAAATCTACAATAACTCCGTCACCTTCGGGATCAATTTTGATACTGGCTCCAGCCTCGCCTTGCTCTACCAAAGGAACAACATTAGTTTCCTCTTCAGGAATCATATCAAAAGGATTACGTTCAGTTGCCATTATGCTGTTCCTGTATTATTTAATAAGTTAGAGTTACCGTATACTTGAGTTAGAATAGATTTCATATTTAATTCTGACTTATACTTTTGAATATCTTCTGGGGTAGGAAAAGGATTTCCTTCTTTTTTCAAAAGGTTTATAATTTCTTCATCTGTTTCAAAATCTTCTTCTGAGTCTTTTTCTTCTTTTGCTGCTAAACCACCCAACATACTTGCAATTGCTGATTTAGATAAATTAGGATAAGTAGCTTGAAGAATATCTGCTAAATTTGTATTTACAGTTCTAGGTTGTTTTGGTGGTTCAGGTTCTTCAACTTTAGGAATAATAACTTCTGGCTCTTTAGGAGCAACAACTGGTTCAGGTTCAGGTGGAATATCATCGCCACCAACCTGTCCCATTGCTGCGTCTTGTGCGGCATTGGCAGCATCGGCAGCAGCACTAGCATTTGCTGCATCCGTTCCAGCCGCATTACCAGAATTGTCTCCTGACATCATATAAGCTGGAATACCATTAATTTTTTCACCACTACCTCCAATCTGTCGTAACAAATTTTCTTCACTTGGATTAATGTAAGATAGTTGATGTGGCTGACCATCAATATTTATATTTTTTTGTAGACTTGCTATGCCGCCACCAGACTGTGCTAAAGACAAAAGATCACTGCCTTGGCCGCTACCATAAATTTGATCTAGTATATCTTCAAGTCGTGTACCAGCTACTCGCTGTGCAGCTGTTAGTCTTTTAGCTCTTTCAACTTCTTCTACTGTTACTTCTTCAACAGGAACCTTTTTAACTGCTGCAATTTTTTCTTTAATAACTTCGTCTCCAGCAGTATCAGCTTGGTCAAACCCTTGATCGTCTTCTTCCGTTGGACCATATAAACTTTGTTCTATATCAATAGGTCCAATTTGAGGATTAACGTCTATTGCTCTGCCAAGAAGACCAGCAAAACCTGGAAGACCAAATGATGTTGCTGTTGTAACAGTACCCTTTGTTAAATCTATTGTTTCTTTTTCAGGGGTTATATTAAAAAATGATTGAATCATATTTGGTTCTGGTTCATATGAATATGGTGTGGGTCCTTTAATATCTAGAGTTGGATCAAGATTAGTATCAGGATTGCCTGATCCTAGACCACCAACTGTTGTCATACCTTCTTCATTTGTATCCGTAGTAATACCTGGGGGATCGCCTGATCCGTCATCTATACTATCGTTATCATCAGGTGCGTCTTGATCTGAGCCACCATCTACACTATCGTCGTAAGCTGGGATACCATCAATCTTTCTACCACTACCTCCAAGTTGTTGTAACAAATTTTTTTCACTAGGATTGATATAGGCCAGTCTGTGTGGCTGACCATTAATGTTCAAACTATTCTGAACAGTAGATAGACCACCTCCTTGTGCCATAGGCATAACAGGTTCCATTCCCATGCTAATAGTAAGCATAGGTGATTTATTTTTTTCTAATTTATCGGATACTATTTTTTGTGCATAATCAAATAAAGACATTGAGTTCCCTTTCCTCGCCCACTCTATTATATCACATTAACTTAGAATGTCCAATAGGTTGATTTCTTTTCTCTAACTGGCTCATCCCAGTTTGGGTCGTCAGGATGTGCAAGGTTCCACGAGTCCCGCATATAATGCACTGCCATAGTTAGCGCATCTACTTGGTCATCATGGGCTGAGTTGGGAAAACGTATTAACTCTTCCACTAGATCATCTGCCCATTTCTTAGAGCTAGGTAGCCATAGCCGCCCTGCTTCCATAATGGGTGTAGCTGAGTAAACTCTGGATACCTTATCGCGATCTGGCAAATACTCTAGAATAGGTAGTCCTGATCTTCGTAAGTCCTGAATCAAAGACTGACCACTGGCTTTCTTTTCAATCATGCAGACATCAGGTCTGTATTCATTGTACAGTTTCTGTGCAATCCTTCGTAGCTCTGGGTATTCATACCTACCCTTTACATTACCAAGTAAGATTAAGTTAGAAGCATAGTTCTCTATTCCATCTTCATCTTGGTCATACATGTAGAATATGCCCCATGTCTGAATAACACTGTAGTCAGCCGTATTGCGTGTAGAAAAAGCTGTATCCATTGTTTGAATAACAAACTCACAAGTAGGAGGCTCATCGTACTCCCATTCTTGTATCCATTTTTTCTTTATCAGACCACCTTCTTCTGGAGTAGGGTCTTGCATGTACAGTGCATTCCAGTATCGGCTACCATTACTAGCCTTGATCTCATTCTCATCAATACGTAACAAGTCGTCGGACTTCCATTCTGGAAAATAGCTACCACCCTTGGGCATATCTAACAATTCTGCTGCTTCTTCGTCCAGCCATGCAGGAATCCTAATCACTTCCCACGGAATAGTCTCGTAGTCACCCATGTCTTCCTGCTGTCGTAGCAGCCATCCACAAAGATCATCATAATGGTAGCGCGTATTGATAATAACAATCGCACCATTGGGCATAATACGGGTACGTAGGCCAGCAGGATACCACTCTTTGATATATCTTCTACCAGCATCCGAGTATGAGTCCTCTTCAGACATCACATCGTCCAGAATTGCTATGTGTGCGCCTCGTCCTGCAATTTGTGACCGCACACCCGCCGCATAATACGTACCATTCTGCGTAGTTTTCCATTTACCCGCTGCACGAACGTCACTTCGTAGCGCAACTCCTGGAAATATTTTAGAAAACTCTTCAGTATTGACTACATCTCGCACAGATCGCCCGAAATCGCTAGATAGCTGGTCACTATGGGAGACAGTCAGTATCTCATGCTCTGGATTCCTACCAATATACCATGCTGGAAACAACTTTGAGCAAATAACAGACTTAGATGAACGTGGAGGAAGGAAGACCATTAGTCTTTTTATCTTTCCTTCTTCTAAATCCTTTAGTTTATTGGATATCAACTCAATATGTCTACCCATTTTCCAACCAGACACAAGGCTTGGAGCTACAAGACGTACAAATGTAAGGAAATCTGTGTGAGCAGAAAGGTTTACATGCTCAGACAACAAGGTTTGGAGATTAATGTAGGAGTCTAGAAAATTTTCTTCAATGTTTAACATAACATTATTATAACATATAGATTAATGTTAGCCAAATGTTAATATAGAGAGTTATTAGAGTTAGTAGTATTATTGTTATATTAATATTTATATTAAGTGCGCGCTAAAAATACTAAATTTTCCTGCCCCATAGATTTTGGGTACCCTTTTCCCTATGTTGTTTTATATATATACACATGCGCGCGCGTTTTTGCGCGTACCCCTGCGATAAAATCTTTTCAAGATTTACAAAAGCGATCTAACAGATACCTTTTTTGCAGCAATTTTTCGACTTTAGTCTACAAGTGTAGACTACTTTGAATACCCTCTACTACTTAGCTTCCTTTGGAAGCAGTAGAGGGTAATTCATAACTAGCTGCTGCCGAAATCGACCCAACCCTTTCCAAATCATCCGAAGGATGGGTAAGGTGGCATAATCTGCTACTCTGTAGCAAGTCTAGGCTTTAGCCTAAAGCTTTGAAAACTCTTAGAGTTTTACAGGTTATGCACAACAAAGCGTTGCTTTGTCAGACGATGAACCAAGCGTAGCTTGATAAGCCGTTTGATGAGTGGCAGGATGAAGGCTAATTACCAACTACTACTTAGCTTACTACGTAAGCAGTAGTTGGTTAATTAAGTACCACAAACCGAGGCCAAGCCTCACAACTAGGAGTACAGACTATGACTAAGACATTCAAAGCTTTTGCAGGTAAAAACTGGGTAGCCCTGACAAGCCGAGAGGCTTTCAAGGAAGCTGACAAGGCTGGTAAGCCTATCCGAGTTGAGTTTGCCAATGGCTCTTTCAGAGTCATTAAGAACGCTGATAAGTTGCCAGAAGGAAAGCCAGTTGGCTTTAGCAAGGCAGCAGCAGATCGGGAAGCTGCGAAGAAAAAGAAAGAAGTGAAGCCAGAAGTTGTAGCAACTACTACAAAGCTGTTGCAGTGGCCTTCACACTAAATACTTTGTGCAAGGCATAGCTAGTTGCTATGTCTTGTGCTGAGTATTTATATCTTTAACAGTCAATCGGAGATTGAAAATGGAAAACGGAATTTTACTTGCCTTTGGCATTGTTGGTGTACTAACCCTAGCCGCTATGGTTTGCTTTAGCATTAGTATTACGAGCGAACTAATGAAAAACAAAAACAACACTCGAAGCATCAATCTAAAGATTGAACGGAAAGCTAGAGAGCAACGTCGCCATGCTAGAGCGATGAAGCGAATTGCCAACAGCTAATTACCAACTACTACTTAGCTTACTACGTAAGCAGTAGTTGGTTAATTAAACAACTTGGAGACTGAAAATGGATCAGCACGTTATTGATTATCTGAATAACAAAAAAGAATGGGAAGCTTTTCTGGCTAAACTCAACGAGTTTAGTATTTCTGAAGCAAAGCTTGAAAAGCTGGCTGACGAAGGATGCAAAACTAATTACTAACTACTACTTAGCTTACTACGTAAGCAGTAGTTAGTTAATTAAGTAAACAGAAGGAGGTTGTTGTGATTCACTTTGTGGGATTTCGAGGAGATGAATACATCTCTGCTGTAAAAGTCTTTGGTAAACCTGACTATTATCATAGAGTTTTTGATGGTAGAAGTCGGGAAGATTTCGATCCAGAAATCGACACTTTGGTTTTTGCTAGAGGTTCTGAAGATAAATTCACTGAATTTACTTTTGACGATAGCAGAATTTTCTAATTACCAACTACTACTTAGCTTACTACGTAAGCAGTAGTTGGTTAATTAAACAACTTGGAGACTGAAAATGAACATAGTTCAGCAACTAACTAGAGACATCGAATGTGCCACAGATTTTCAAGCGTTTGTCAGCATAGCTGGTCCATTCAAGGGCTTTATCGATATTCACTCTCCAAATGGAGAGTTTGTAACTTGTATCCACTTTGAAGAAGTGGACAGGTTTATACAGCAAAATGCTGGAAATTGGGTAGACCTATAAATACTTTGTGCAAGGCATAGCTAGTTGCTATGTCTTGTGCTGAGTATTTATATCTTTAACAAAAGGAAAAGCTAATGTATAATTCCAGACTTCCAAAGTGTGAACAGTGTGGTGATGCTGCACATGTAGAAGATAGTGGCTTGCTATTGTGTGCACCATGCTATATGAAAGATGCGAAGCGATCAGCCAGAACGAAGTCTGAGTACGTAGCTTCCATCGTAATTGAAACAAGGAAAAGCTAATGTATAACCGCGACAATAAAATGATTAGGAAGTTTGCCGATCTTGGCACAACCCCAACCTCTGATACAGCCCTATTTGTTATTGCAAGCATACGGACTTTTACTTGGCTGTTGCCAGATATGATGGACAACTATCGTGACAAAGGTATGAAATCATTTAATAATTTAATGCCTAAACAAAAGGAAGGTATTAAATATGTAATAAAAAATAAAGAATGGCTCTACAATTTGGTGCAGAGTTACAAGGCTGGAGATATTTATCCAGAAGAGTTGCTGCTATCTTTGCAGCGTATCCCTTGCATTGGCTTAGTAAAGGCAGGATTTATTATGCAACTCACTACTGGTGAGGCAGGATGCCTTGACTGCCACAATCTAAAGATGTATGGTGTAAATGAGAACACATTCAAAATGAATGGAGAATTTTCTATTCCTAACTTTAACAAAGCACGAAAGTATTTAGCATTGTGTAACGAAATTGGTGGTAGTGAATTGTTGTGGAATAACTGGTGCAATTTAGTTGCGGATAAGTATCCGAAGCACTTTAAATCTGGTGATGATGTATCTTGGTTGCATAGCAATGCTATCATGGGAATCCAACAGACAATCGAAAGGGGATAAGTTATGTGGACATACAACATTCAAGGTTATATAAAGCAAGCGAGTGGTTTTTATAAACACTTTGCTGTAACTTGTTGTTATGACGTTGAGGGTGTTAATGGCTCAAAAGCAACTATGGAAGTAATTGTGGAAAGTTATGAAAAGGCAGTGCAGTTTGTACTGTCTCACCAAGAATCTGCTAATCACGGAGTGATCTACGATGAGTGACTACTACTGGGAAATTACCTATGGAAACAAAGACATAGGTCTTGATAATGACGTAGGAACAACTAGCATGTCGTCGCGAGATTGGAAGGAAAGGGCAAACAACCCTAACGAATTTAAGATGTATGATGACGATGGGATTTTATATTACAAAGGAAATATCTATGGTGCCTACTATGGCTTTGAACCACTAGATGACTTTGGTATGCCTAATGCAGGATGTGTAGACATAAAATATAAATCTAACAACGGTGAGTGGGAATCTCTATGACAAACGAACCTTGTAAAGTTTGTAAAGGCACGATACATCAAATGGAATATATCTATTCTATAGATAGGATTGATGTATACTACTGTGATGCTTGTAAAACTGAAGCCAGTGCAAAGCCTGTGGAGTATGTTACTCCAGAGGTGGCGCTTGGCGAACTCTATGGAGAATAGTTATGATGATTTTGCACTATAAAAGTAAGAAAGAACTCAAAGAAAATGTAGGTAAGCCTTTGATGTATGAGGAAACTTCCATGTTTGGACCTGAGTATCAGAGTGATGGGACATTCTGTGGAAGTAATCGACCATCAATTACTGGTATCAAAGGCCGAGAGTTCTTCGCAGAAGTAACCATGAAAGATAATCTAATTGCAAAGGTGATGTAATGAAAATACTAACAAAACAAAACGAAAAAGACATAGGCAAAAAAGTAATTAAATTCTTTACGCCTTGGTCAAACTGGTCTTGGTATGTCACCGAAGGTGAGAAGACTAAGGATGGTGATTGGTTATTCTTTGGCTTTGTAGAGGGATTTGAAAAGGAATGGGGTAGCTTCATGCTATCAGACTTGACCAGTGTCACTGGTCCTATGGGCCTAAAGATTGAGAGAGACAAGTGGTATAGTGAGCCTGTTGATAAATTCAAAGAGGATGTATTTGTAAAAAAACTAGATGAAGCAGTTGAGGATTTAAGAGTTACTTGGAGTGAAGATAAGAAATGAATATATTTATGCTTGATAAAAATCCTGCTGTGGCGGCTCAGTATCATTGCGACAAGCATGTAGTCAAAATGATATTGGAAACAGGTCAGTTGCTATCAACTGCTTGGCGCGTCACAGCAGGAGATGAGTACCCAGATGAGCGTGGCATGTACAAAGCAACGCATAAGAACCACCCATCTAATGTCTGGGCCAGACAATCTAACAACAACTATCACTGGTTGTATGAATTGTTTTTAGAACTTGGAAAGGAGTATAAGCATAGATATAACAAAGAGCATTTAACTATAAAGAAGTTAAGAGGTCCGCTTGATATGCCGCCATTCGGTATTGAGCAGAAGTTTATGACTAAAATGCCACAGTGTATGCCCGACGATGCAAAGCGCGCCGATCCTGTTGATGGCTATCGTAATTATTATAAGCTTTACAAGTCACATATTTTGAAGTACACTAATAGACCTGTTCCCGAATGGCTAAAATAAAATTAATATGAAACTGAAAAAGGAAAAACAAATGTCTAAGACTGTGAAACTTACTGCTCGTGTCAACGCCAAGTCACCCAAGTATGGCTATGGTTTTCATTCAATTAATAATGGGTGGCGTGTGGATGTCCCTTACCATAGCATTACGGTGTTTGGTAAGTCATCTGTGAAGCCTACCGTTCGATCAAAGCATAGCGGTCTTCGCTGGATTGTGGAGAACAATCGCTCCCGCCTTGTTCGTGTGTCTCACAATGTAGCACAAGGAAACTAATATAAACAAGTGAGCGTGGTGAAATTGGTAAACACAACAGACTTAAAATCTGTCGCCAGCTATGGCTTGCGGGTTCAAGTCCCGCCGCTCACACCAAAGGAGTATCTTAATGGCTAAGAATAAAACAAATATAGTTATAGAACCGACCAAGAAAAAGACAAGTATTGGTGGTAATCATGCGATGCTATCAACTAAAACTATGAACAAGAATAAACGTGCCAGCTACAAAAAATATCGTGGGCAAGGCCGATGATAGATATCCTAACCCTAATTGTAGAGGGTGCTGTATTGTTGGGCGTGTGGCTCAACACTATTATCAACTTAATTTTATACCGTAAAAGGAAAAATCGTGGCTGACTTTAAAGGATGGGTCTATCTTGAGGATGAAATGCCTCGCATAGGATCAGGCGCACGGCTGGTAACAGCCAAGGTAGGTTGGAAGTGGGTCAGAGCAAAGTCTGTAACGTACCCTGTACCACAAACCTATACACGTATTCATTTATCTAAATGGAAAAATGTTTTACGCCGCACTGAAAAGCGTGGCATACCTTGGGGTACAACATGGGAGACAGTAAATGGAAAATGATACATGGGAAAGAAGAAGTAAAGATATAGATTCTTTTTATCAATTATTTGGTGCTGAAATAGAATATAATATGGAGACAGAGAATAAAAATCCTTTGGTTGTAGTGTATGGTGCGCTTGCTGCTGCTGTTGATGCGGCTTTTCTACATGCTCCATCAAACACTGACGCCATGTACGTAATCCACAATCTGTTAAATAAAAAGCTAACAGACTTGCTAGATTACAACGAGTAGTGTATACTCCACATAGCTCAACTGGATAGAGCGACAGCCTTCTAAGCTGTAGGTTGTAGGTTCGAGTCCTACTGTGGAGGCCAACTTTATTACTAACTACTACTTAGCTTACTACGTAAGCAGTAGTTAGTTAATAACTA